TCTCTACCCACTTCCTCAATAGAGGAATCAGGCTCCCTTTAAGGAGCCTGAGCCAGTCGGCTTATCTGCCGACGTTTGCCTCAATTGCCATTCCCAATGGCAAAAGAGATTCGGATGGTGCAATGCCATCCAAACTCCCTAAGTAGTCCCAATAAGGTACTACCCGGAGCTTCGTCTGATAGAAGACGGTATCATGCCTGATACCGACCTTACCGTCAGATATGTAGCCGCCCAAGTAAGCAACAAACAACCCGCAAGGGTTGAAATGGAGCCTCCTTGTAAACCGCTTTGGCCCTAAGATTAACTCTTTGTCATAGTCAATTCTAAAACACTGAGGGGACGCAGAGTACGCACGGTATTTGACCGCTTGTACATCAGCATCTCTCAGGAGGTTCTTCGAATTAACAAGACTCCGAGGTACCTTAAGGCCTGCATCGTCATTCTCATAGAGTGGTACGTATAATGGTTTCCCATGTTTACGGACCCACTTCACAAGAAGACGGACAGTTCTTGGCAGGTAGATACCCGTCAAGGCTGTCCAGCGATTCAGAGCGTTAATGGCTACATAAGCGTCCTGCTCAGAGGTTAGTCGTTTAATATAGACTCCCCTCGTTTGGTGACCTTTAAAGAAGTCACCGCCGCAGGATTCGCGGAACGGTCCTTTAAAGAAGGACTTCGAGTCGTTCACCTTGAAGCCCAGTAAATGAAGAAGGCGCAATACTAGGTCAGAAACCTCTGACCTACATATTATGTCGTCTCCAAATACTGCAAAGTTACCTAACCGATCACCGCGAGGGCGATCGAGGGGGTAACCAGCAACACGATGAGCGGCTTGAACGACACTGGCAAAGAGAAGAGTCTGCAAGGGAAACGTATAACCGTTACCCATTGTAGATATCATCTCTAGGCTCAACTTGCTCCCATCTGGCAATTGCATTGAAGGAGACCTGAATGGTACCAGCCAACCGAGGAACTCGGATGGAAGTACTTTTTCAAGCATCTTCATAGCAAGAGAGTCGCTTGCGCTTGATAAGTCAATGGTTACCCAATGATTATCAAACATAGAGGCGAGCTGGGCAAGATCACGATTCTTAGGCTGCTGAAGAGAGAAATCAATACCGAAGTAGTGATTAATTCTTCGCTCCAAGATTGCCATGACACCTAACTGAAAATACATATTCAGGGACGGTTCAGTGGCAATACATCGTGAAATGTCGACGTTCTTCGGAACGAAGCTAAGTTTATTACCCTCAACTACATTGACTTCACCGTAAAGGAGTTCGCGGAGGTTTTCCGCTTTTTCCCAGTCGGGTAAAGAAGATATGTAGCTACTGTATGCTTTATACAGTCCTAATGACGTACTTGTCAGCTTGGACGAGAACAACTTCGTATAGAAGTCGGTCCCGTTTGCACCAAGCGACGATCCCGGCCCAACACGTGCTTCATCCAAAATCTGGCTGAAAGACGAGATGAGAGGGGTCGACCCGTTGCGATACCAAAACTTGTAAAGTGTGCTTCGCAGCTCACCTAACAGGAGATGGTCCGTTTCGGTTTCAAGTATTAACTCATAGTTACCACAGCGTTCATTTACGCCACGGAACTTATCAAGAGCAGCAGTATCAGCATCAGCATTCGTCAAATACTCATATTTCTTGAGTAATGACTCTGCCAATTGCTTAACGCGCTGAGCCTGAAGAGTTATCGGGGACCACTCGCCGGAAGAAACCGGAAGGAGGGGTCCGAGGTCATCAAGGAGAGCGGTGGAAAGAGCAGCGAGGTTCTTCACCTCGTTGTGCGACCACCATGAACCTGAGGATTGTATAGACATTCT